TGAACTGTTAGAGTTAGAAAATGGAGAGAAAGTGAATGAGGTTTATGTCGAAAACCTCGGGGAGTATAAGACAAAAAACAAACGCAAATGATTCAGATTCGTTGTTATGATCAGGGGCGAGATGATGCTATCATCGAACCAGAAAAGTATCAAAACTTTTATATTGAATATGATCAAATCGTCCCCGATAAAATTGCATCATACTGTTTTAATTTGTTTAAGACCGATGTAGATAAATTGTATCTACGTTCGAGAAAAGAATTAAAGAGAAAATGCAAACATCGAACTGAATTAACTAAACTGACTGTGTTACATTCTCAACTGAAAGAACATGGTCGATTTGCTACACCAGTTTTCTTTAATCCGTATTCACGACATTATCATCCCGATAAACCTTGGGCACATGTAGTAGGAAACGGTCGCATGTTAATTTCATCTAACTATGCACCTAATACGCCATTTGACTTTGTTCATTATACAGAAGATTATGGTGATAAAAATGTTATTGAAAGATTAGTAGATGAGTTAGGTAAGAGACAAGAAAGGAAAGATTATTGCCTAGTGAATTGTTTAATGGATAGAGAGAAAGATGTATATTACGCTAATACTGTAGAGTTCTATTCTGATGGGAAAGATCATAGTTGCTATAGTCATAATGCAGGGAGTTGGTTAAGAGAAGTCGAGTTACAGTTAGAGTCAGTCAGTGATGCAATCATTGAGTTAATAACAACAATGCCTCGAACATGTGATGATGACTATAGAGCAATCCTCAATGAGATTGTCTCTCTTCCTTATACTCTACACAGCGAGGTTTTATACACTTAAGAACGTTCAGAGTTGCTCCGAAGGCACTCCGAATATACTGGGGAGTGTATTTAAGAGATTAAAAATAAATGTATTAAAAAACATATATGCGTGATTTATTTCGTTCGTTAAAATGTGCTGAGGACTAGTGATCTTAGCGCGCACGCTATCACAAACTCGCAAAAAAGTCAAGCACATCGACCAAAAAAAGTCACGAGTCTCGCACATAATTACTCCGAGAATCTCCGAGAGTTGCCATAGCTTACTCATACAATGTACAATGACTCTGTGGAGTTTCAATCAGTCCCCCTAAGTTGCTCAAATGCCTCAGAGTCCTTATCTACCTACCATAGATGAGTTCTAAAGTCAATAGCTCCGAACCAGTTTAATAACCTGCACAAGGTATCTGGAAAGACCCTCAGAATCGTGTATCTTATAAGAGTCAAAGGAACACCACTTCTCGACCTCATGCGTAAGATCGAACAACAGATGAATTCCGCAATCTCTAACAATGAGAATTGGACATCTGGAAATACTGCGGTTTACTTTAACGAGGAAGATCAGGTGTCTATTGTACGTCTTCACGGTAACAAGATTGCGGAGATTGGTGACACTTTCATTCGTCTCTTTGACGGTGGTTATCAGTCAAACACCACTAAATCTCGTCTCAATGCAATTCTCTCAGAACACGGAGATTGTGGTGATAAAGTGTTTGCGAAGAACTTCGATTGGTTCGTGCAAATGAACACTGTCCAGGGTCTCACTGTTGTACCTTTCTTCTCTTCAATGCGTCTCGGTTAATTCTCACAAACTCTCCGAACACTTCGCTACTTTCTCATGACCATTTCTGAACTCGGATCTGCTACCAAACTCGACCTCTTGGTTGCTGATACTCAAGGACAAATTAAGTACACTGTGCTTAAACCTTCCAAACGAGGTGTGAAAGCATTGAGCGGCAAACGTGCGTGGTCCAATGCTGCTCCTAAGGGTTCATTCATGCACGGTTCAGTTGCTGGAACTCCTGGGGTCACTAATAACAACAAATGCAATCAAGTTATGTGAGTAGTTGACAGAAACTCTCCGAGGGTTTATGATACTCTCGGGGAGCACTGTTTGAGCAGTTAATTCGCGTTCTTATGTGTTAGCGCGTGAGCGCGTAACCCCCGTTTTAAAAAACGCTAACTACCCTAACCTACAACGAACCCAAATCGCGATCTAAATATCACGAAGGTAAAAAAATTTTGCCCAGAAAAATTCCGAGTGCCAGGGTCCGCTCAAAAAACCTGTTGTCTATATAACATTTGAGGATGATTGAAGAGTCTACAATGAAACTAGAACTCGACTTCTATGACAAGGAGGTCCTCGTAGATTGTATAGAGTATCGTCTTCAGAACGACTTAGAGTTGATCACTAATGATTCACTCAGAGAAGAGATCGAAGACCTACTTACAATTATCGAAGATGAACTTGTATAATATCTTAGTTGACGGTCACGTAGTTGCTGAGAATGTAACGAAGTGTGATTTACAACATAAGATCGAGATGGTCAGAGCGGCGTGCAATCTTGAATACGATCTAAGGTTTTCCAAGGTTACTCACGAACTGATAAATAACCCAGAAACCATTGCATGAATTGATTTGTGGTGGTAGAATAACAACATTGCAATTCTAAATTAATGTCTAAAGGATTTACAATTAAAGCGAAAGCTCCTGCTGTCAAAAAGAAAGAAGATGAGTTTGATCTTCAAGCAGCCAAGGAGATGATTAAAGGTAAGAACATTGTGTTCTGTCTTCCTGGTCGTGGAGTATCTTACATCTATTTGAAGAACTTCGTATCACTGTGTTTTGATATTGTACAGAACGGTGGTAGCATTCAAATTTCTCAGGACTATTCGTCCATGGTTAACTTTGCACGGTGTAAAGTACTAGGTGCGAATGTTCTCCGTGGTCCGAAGCAGATTCCTTGGGATGGTAAACTGAAATATGATTATCAACTTTGGATTGACTCTGATATTGTTTTTAACACTGAGTCTTTCTATCGTCTGATTGCAATGGACAAAGATATTGCAGCAGGTTGGTATATGACTGAAGATGGGAACACCACTTCCGTTGCTCACTGGCTTGAAGAAGATGACTTCAAGAACAACGGTGGTGTGATGAATCATGAAACTGGTGAGACCATGAGCAAACGTCGCAAACCCTTTACAGTTGACTACACTGGTTTTGGATGGGTTCTGATTAAGAACGGCGTCTTTGAGAACTTGGAGTATCCTTGGTTTGCTCCGAAGATGCAGGTGTTTGACTCTGGTGAAGTTCAAGACATGTGCGGTGAGGACGTATCTTTCTGTCTTGATGCGAAAGAGAAGGGCTTCGAGATCTGGTGTGATCCGAAGATCCGTGTGGGTCATGAGAAGACTCGTATTCTTTGATAAAAAAATCGGCGCGTTTCGGCGCGTCAAAAACCGCAAAAAAATCGCAAACGTATTCTAAGGTATTTTAATTATGGCAGTTAAGTCGAAAGTGGGTCTGGTGAAAGATGGTTTCATGCCTGGGAAGCCTAAAAAGACTCGTCAAGGATCGAGTCAACACACGAAACTTTCAGCAACCTCTCGTAATAGTAAGAAAAAGGCATACAGAGGTCAAGGTCGATAAATACCTGTAACGTATTTTAAAGGTGTATCATGGGAGCAAAAGGACCCAATCCAGGAGATAACCCACCAGCAACTCCTGAAGGTACTTTGGATGCAAAGTATGATGTTGCATCTAATGCAAAGGCACGTTCTCAAACTAAGAAGAACACTGCATCACCATTAGCAGCAGGTTGATTTATGTCTGAACGTGAATCTTATGTCCAGGAATGGATAGAACAAGTTTCTAAAAAACATAAAGAACTTGGTGGTTTTGCCATTTGTCCATATGCATCTGGATCAGATACCTTAATTAAAGACACTCCGATTGATGATATCGTGCCCGAACCAGGGTATGATGTCATCCTTTTTATTGTTGAAGATTTTTGGAAACCTGCGAAAATTAGAAAGTGGGTTGCAAAATATAACGAAGAGTATCCACTCTATTGGTTTGTGGAAGACTTAGCGTGTGAAAATACATACATTAACGGAGTTAAAACAAATAATCCTCAACTTAATTTGATACTGTGTCAATCAAGAAGAAAGATTGCACAAATGCGTAAAAAATTAGCAAAAACTGACTACTACAATTATTGGAGCGAAGAATATTTGAACGAAGTTTTAGGTGATGACAAGAAATTGATACAAAAAATCAAAAGTCCATGTCCATATCAAGCAAAAAAAGAGTTAATTGATGAAGTACTAGACTACGAATCTTCCAAATAGTCTTATACATATATTAAGTACCTCTTGTTTGCACTAAATGGCCTTAGAAATTAGGGACATAGACAATTCTTCATTTAGATACAGGAAGACTTCTCGTAGTTTTAAGGATATTAGCCTTACTTTTGCGAAAAATCCTGTCACAAATGATATATTGCCTATTAAAAATGAAGATGCAATCAAGAAGTCGGTGATGAATCTAGTTAAAACTAGATTAGGTGAGCGTTTTTTTAACGATTTATTAGGTACTAGACTCGAAGACAGTCTTTTTGAGGTAGGAACTTCGTCACTCATCTACTCTTTGGAGAGTGAAATTGCTATTTTATTAGAAAACTTTGAACCAAGGATCAACAATACCAAGGTTTTTGGTGAATATCAAGATGAATCCAACGATTTACTCCTTAGAATAACATATGATATTGTTGGATTACCAATTCCAACCCAAGAAATCGAATTTATCTTAGAACCCACTAGAATCTAATGTCCTTCAATCAGTTTACTAACTTAGATTTTAACGATCTAAGGACTCAAATTAAAGACTACCTTAGATCCAGTAGCGATTTTAGTGATTTTGACTTTGAAGGATCTAATTTTTCGGTCTTAATTGACCTATTAGCGTACAACTCATACATCACTGCGTTCAATACGAACATGACAGTGAATGAGGTGTTCCTTGATAGTGCAACATTGAGAGAAAATGTTGTTGCACTCGCTAGAAATATCGGATATACCCCAAGATCAGTCAGAGCAGCACGTGCTAAAGTGTCTTTTAACGTCATTTTGACCGATAGTACCGACGTTAGAACAGTTACTCTTCAAGCCGGACAAGTTGCACAGGGTGCTTTGACTCAAAGTAGCTATATTTACTCGATTCCTGAAGATTATACTGCTCAAGTTGATAGTCAAGGGGAAGCTCTTTTCGGAGATCTTGAAATTTATGAAGGAATTTTCGTAAAAAACACTTTTACTGTTGATGCATCTACTCCTAATCAGAGATTTATTCTTCCAAATGCAAATATTGACACTACAACAGTAAGAGTTAAGGTAAAAACTAACGTAACTGAACAATATAGCGTTTTTGAGAACGTTTTGAACGTTGATGCGAACTCAAGACTGTTTTTATTGCAAGAAATTTCCGATCAAAAGTATGAAGTTCGTTTTGGTGATGGAATTTTAGGTAAAAAACCAACTCCAGGGTCAATTATTGAAGTTTCTTACATTGTAAGTAACGGTAGAGAAGGAAATGGAGCTCAAAATTTCACTTTTTCGGGAATTTTGAAGGATAATAACGTAAATCCCATTACAACTGGAATTTCTCTTCTAACAACTATCTCTGCCGCTCAAAATGGTGATAATATTGAAGATTTAGACTCCATCAAATATCTGGCACCTCGTGTATACTCCTCACAGCTACGTGCCGTGACTGCCAGTGACTATAAAGGACTCATTCCATACATTTACACCAACGTAGACTCTGTAACCGCCTACGGGGGTGAAGAGTTGGATCCACCAGAATACGGAAAAGTCTTTATTTCCATTAAACCTAGGGGTGCGAATACACTTTCTCAACTTACGAAAGAAGAAATTGAAAGATCTTTAAAACAATACTCAATTGCTGGTATTAAACCAGAATTGATTGATCTCAAATATCTTTTTGTTGAATTTGATACCACTGTTTATTATAATAAGAACCAAACTTCTGATGTTTCTGAAATTAGAACAAAAGTACTTAATACATTGACTAATTACGCTTCTTCTAGCGATACTAATAACTTTGGTGGAAGAGTTAAGTATTCTAAGATCAATGCATTAGTAGATGATACGGACAGTGCAATTACTTCTAATATTACAAAAGTAAAAATGCGTAGAGATGTGTCTCCCGCATTTAATACGTTCTCAACATATGAAATTTGTTTTGGAAATAGAGTTTACGTTAAAAAAGATGGATATTCTATCAAATCTTCTGGATTTAAAATATCTGGAGTGAATGATACTCTTTATATGGGTGATATTGCAAATGATGATAGTTCTGGAAGAGTATTCTTCTTCAAACTAGTTAATAACAATCCATCTATTGTAAAAACTAACGCAGGAACAATTGATTACGTTAAAGGAGAAATTCTTCTTGATGTTGTAAATATAACATCTACTGCGTTAAATAATAATGTTATTGAAGTTCAGGCAATTCCTGAGTCGAATGATGTTATTGGATTGAAAGACTTATATCTCCAAATTGACGTTGGCAATTCTGTGGTAAATACAGTGGAGGATACTATTACCTCTGGCGAGAATACTGCTGCAACATTGTTTGTACCTACATCTAGTTACCTAAACGGAAAGTTCACAAGATAAAATGACAGAAAAGAGAGTTAGCATCAACGAGATTATCGAATCTCAGATTCCTGATTTCCTACTACAGGATTCTCCTACGTTTACTAGTTTTCTTAAACAATACTACAAGTCATTAGACTTCCAAGGTGGTGCGGCTGATCTTGCAACAAATTTAAAACAATATAAGAATATTGAAAAATTTAGTATTGATAATCTGATCCCCTATACTGGATTAGCTCAAGATATCAATGTTATTTCTGAAACAATATACGTAGCAAGTACTTTAGGTTGGCCAGATAAAAATGGTCTCATTAAAATTGACAATGAAATAATTCACTATAAATCAAAAACCGCTAATAGTTTCGAGGGGTGTTCTAGAGGTTTTAGTGCCATTGACTCGATCAAATCCGCGAGTGATAATGAATTCTTATCATTTAGAGTATCCTCTGCAGATTCTCATACTGCAGGTACACTGGTACATAACTTAAGTAATCTTTTTATAAGAGAGTTCTTCACCAAATTTAAAGCAGAGTTTTTACCTGGATTTGAAAATAGAAAATTTACTGACGGTGTAGATATTCAAAATATTTTAACCAGGGCTAAAGATTTTTATAGATCAAAAGGAACAGATCAATCATACAAAATTCTTTTCAAAGTTTTGTTTGGTCAAGATATTGAACTGATTAAACCCCAGGACTACATGATAGTTCCTTCTGATAATAACTATTTTATAACTAAAAATGTACTGGTAGAAAAAGTTTCTGGGGGAGATCCTCTTCTTATCAAAGGAGGAACTTTATTCCAAGAAGTTGCTGGTATTGGTACGGTATCATCATCAATTTACAATATTGAATATAGACCGATTGATGGTAAAGAGTTTTATGAAATTTCTCTAGACTCTGCAGACTTTTCTAATCTTTTCCAAGTATCTGGAAAAACCAGATTATTGGAAGATGTTCCCGCAGGATCCACCAGCATATTGGTTGACTCTACTTTGGGATTTTCTCAGTCTGGGAATGTACATATAAAACCAAAGAATTCAAATAATTATATTAATGTTTCTTATACTGATAAGACTACTAATCAATTTTTAGGTTGTTCTGGAATTACTAAAGAACTATCTTTTGCATCTCCTATTGTAGAAGATAAGTTTGCTTACAGTTACATTGGTTTTGGTCAAACATCAAAAGTTGATTTTTTATTGTCAAATATTGTAGATAGTGTAGATTTTTCTGAAACTACTAATCTAAAAGTAGGAGACAAAATATCTCTTTCTGGTTTTGGTAAAGATCTAAAAGACTTTAGTGAATTTAATACTTGGATTTATAACGTACCTACTAATCACACCCTTGATGCGGTAAATCAAGTAGATACAAATAAATTTAGAATTGATATACGAAATCTGGTAAATTTATATATTGGAGAACCAGTAAAATTATATGATAATGACAGAAATGTTTGTAATGGAACTGTTGTAGATATTATCTACCCAAGTTTAGATGAAAAAAGGAAATATGCTAAACAAGCAGTAATTCAAGTCACTTCTCAAGAATATAATCCTATTGACTCTACAACTCTCGCTAGAGTTGTGGTAAGAAGTAACCACTTTACTAATTTCTTCCAAGATATCTCCGATATTCCTGCAGGAATTCAAAATAGTTATGTTGATTTTAAAGAAGAGTTTTTCTATGTAACTTCAACTGGTTCTCCTAACTATGAAATTTTTGCTACTGATACAAAAACAGAGGTAAGTGTAAGTGGAGTTAATACTTCTAAAATTCTCGACTCTACAAATCATAGATTTTATGATGGGGAAAACGTATATTTTATTCCAACTGACGCACAAGCTGTTGGAGTAGATACTGGATTTTATTTTCTCAGTAGACGCAATAACGACTCCTTCTCACTTGCGTTCAGTAAGGCAGATTCTTTTGGCAATAAACATGTTGCCTTTACTCCAAATGGTGGCGTTGTTGGTAATATCTATCGTTCTTCTTATGAAAACAGAACGATTAAAAATCAAAAATTATTCAAAAAATTTGGACTTAAGAGAAGTAAATCATTCTTTGATGATAAAAATAGAAGATCTACTGAAAATAGACAAGTTGGACTTCTTGCAAATGGAGTAGAAATTCTTTCACCTACCCTTTTTGATGAAAATGTCTATCATGGACCAATTACCAGTATTGAAGTTACCAATTCTGGTAAAAATTATGATGTTATCAATCCACCAAAACTTGAAATAATAGATTCTCAAGGATCTGGTTGTAAAGGTATTGTAAACGTATCTGGATCTGTAGAGGAGATTAAAGTAGTTAAACCTGGTATTGGATATGCTACTAAACCAGATATTTCTATTACTGGTGGTAATGGAGTTGGTTGTGTTCTAGAGTCCAACTTAGTTAAATCTAGAACTATACTTAAATTTAAACCAAATCAACCAAATATTGATATCGCTGCCGATCTTATTTCTTTCGATGACGATCATAATCTTCAATTAGGCGAAGAAGTAATTTATAATTCAAACGGCAATACCTCTATAGGTGGATTAGTTTCTGATGCACACTACTATGTTGCAACACCAACCTCAAAGGTAGTAAAACTTCATAGTTCTCCCCAAGATGCAGTCGCTGGAATTAATACAGTCAATATTACTGCAATTAGTTCTGGTTCTCATGCAATTGAGACATTGACGGTAAAAAATACTATCAGCACAATTTACGTTAAAGAAAAGGGTAGTGGATATTCTAATAGAACTATTACTGTTCCATCTTTTTCAAGTTACGGAAGTATTTCTGGAATTAATACTTATGATTCATATATTGTTGCAAGAGGTCATGGTTTTGGTGAGGGTGATATTGTTCACTATTCGTCTACAGGAACCCCTATATCGGGGATGACGACAACTTCCGACTACTATATTCATGTAATTGATGCAAACCGTTTCAGAGTCTCTGTGGCGGGTACTATTACTCCGAATTCAAATTATGAAGAAGACAAATATATTAGATTTACAAATATCGGTGTAGGAACCCACGCATTTTTCTATCCTAAGATTACTATTCAAATTAAAACTACTTCTGAACAAGGGGATATTGAAATTGTAGAACCAGAACTTGAAGCAAAGATTCTTGGTTCAATTACTGATGTTTTTGTTGAGAATGGTGGTGTTTCATATGGATGTACAAGTCAGTTAAATTATCATAGAAGACCAGAAGTTAGAACTACAAAAATTAGTTCAAAAGCTATTATTGCTCCCATCATTGTTGATGGTAAAATTGTTGATGTAAAAATTATTAATAAAGGTCACGGATATCGATTAGACTCGGATATTATTGTAACTGGAGAGGGTGCGTTTGCTGATCTTATTCCTGTTGTTGAAGAAGGAAAAATTACAGCAGTTAATGTACTAAATGGTGGTGTAGGTTATGGTAAATCGAATACCGAACTTTCTGTAGAACCTAGAGGTAGAGAGGCTAAATTCTTAGCTAATGTCAAGAATTGGAAAGTTAATCAAGTTGAAAAACTAAAGAATTCTATTTCTGAAGAAGATGATGGATATTTTATTCCAAGTAGAAATGAAGATTTACAATTACAATTTGTCAACTTCTTTGCACCTAAAAAGTTAAGAAGACAACTTGGAGATAATTTTACAGAAAATAATACAGAATCTCCGAATACAAAAGTACACTCCCCGATTATTGGATTCGCTTATGATGGAAATCCCATCTATGGTCCATACGGTTATGAAAATATTACTGGAGGTGGAGTAAGAAAAATTGATCCAGGTTATGAAATTGATTTGGATTTGACTCCTGGTATCAGACCACCAGCTCCTGAATTTACTGCTGGATTTTTTATAGAAGACTACAAGTTTACTGGTTCTGGAGATCTTGATGAAAGTAATGGAAGATTCTGTAAGACGCCAGAATATCCAGATGGAATATATGCATACTTCACTTCAATCGTTACCGATAGTACTGGTAGATCAACTCCCACATATCCATATTTTATTGGTCCATATTTTTATGGACAACCTTTTGAAGAAAACTTCTTGCCTTCTATAAATCAGGATAAAGATTTAACAACATATGGACTAACCAGAAACGTTTCTCCATATTATATTTCATCCACAGATTCTGAATATCCACTTATCGATAAAATTAACGATAAGTATAAACAAGAGTTTAGAGTTTCTGAAATTAGAACCTCTGGTATTAGGGATACTTCTATCTTTGCTGCGGGTGATAATTATCAAGTTGGAGATACACTTGTAATTGAAAAAAGAGGTGATACTGGAAGTGGTGCGAATATTGCAGTCTCAAAGGTTAAAGGAAAAACCATTGATACTTTTAGTGTAAATGAAACTGTAGTAGAAGGAGTTGTATTCGATCTTAAGAAGAAAAATACAGTAACTGCAAGGTTGTCGGACCCACACAATATTCTTAATGGGGAGATTATCAATATCTCTGGAATATCCACTATAACTTCAGAACTTATTGAGGGCGATAGACCCGTTTTTGTAAAACAGAAGAAAACAAAACTGACTACAAGTATGACTGTTAGTCAGTCTGGAGTTACAACAACAATTTATGTAAATGATATTAGTGGATTCAAAGTCGATGATATGATCGGCATTGGAACAGAAGAATGTAGGATTATTAGAATTGATAGTGAAAACTCTGCCTTTGATATTAATAGAATTCAATATCCTGGAATTCATACAGCACGAGTTGATGATGTAACCCTTCTTCCAACAGCATTTGATTTTACTCTTACTAATGATGAAATACCAAGTGATTATGTATACACAAATGAGGTTACTTACTTCGATCCAAAAGTAACAGTTGGTACTGGAACTACTGGTGGAGTTAGAGAAGTTCTTGGTGTTGGAGGGACTATTGTTCAATATAGAACTGTACCTAGTCGTAGTATCTACATTCCAGGACATAAGTTCTTTACGGGACAAAAACTAACATATCATGTCGGTCTTGCTGGAACATCTCTGGTAATAAACAATGTTGGATCTGCTTCTTCTATTGTTCTTCAAGATGGCCAAGAAGTTTATGCTGTAAATCTCGGTAAAGATCATATTGGATTATCTACAATAGGATTTACCTCAACAACTGGAATTGGAACACAGTTAAGTTCTGCAGAATTTGTCAATTTTAATGATATATTCCCGACCATTGGTTACGCACACTCACTACGTACAACTTATTCAGATATTACTGGTTCTGTTGAAAGATATAGTGTAAACGTAGGCACTACAACTTCCCATGGATTGACTTCTGGGGATAGAATTACCTTATCTATCAATAATAGAGAAACAGAATCTATAAAAATTCTTTATAATCCTATTATAAGAAAACTTACAACAGGATCAATTAGTTTTGCTGCAGCTGCAGTCAATGTCGATGATAATACTATCAACTTACCTGGAGAAGATTTAAAGTCTGGTGATAAAGTTGTGTATTATGCAACTACTTCGGCTTCTGGCCTAGTAAATGATACTTGTTACTATGTACTGAAAGAAGATCGTGATAAAATTAAATTATGTCAATATAAGACTGATGTTGAAAAAGGAATTTCCGTAGACATTGACGGTACTGGGGGTGCGGTACAAAATCTTTATAAGGTTAATCCTGCAATTAGAGCTATCAAAAATGATACCATAACCTTTGATGTTTCTGATCCTAGTGTTTCTGAAATGGCACTAGAATTTTATGAAGATCCTGATTTTACCAGAAGAATTGAACTGATTGGTTCAGAAGAACTTGGTTTTGCTATTAACAGAACTGGAACACCTGGAACAGCTGATGCTAAGGTTGAGATACAAACAACTTTTGAAGATGTACCAAGAACTTTATTCTATACACTAGTTCCAAAGGGACCTATTGATGAAAGAAAGAATCAAATATCTAGAGATGAATCTGTTTTTGGTGCAAATAAATTAGAAATTTATCCACACTCGCTAAACACAGATTACATTATTACTAGAAGTTCTGATACCTCATATATTTTCAATCTTCTCAGAAGACCAAATCAATCTGAGAAAGACGCTTACAATAGTTCAAATTCCACAGTAACTTATACAACCACATCTAAAACAGCTGATGGACCAATTGATAAACTCAGAATTAACTTTGCGGGTATAGGATATGACAGAATTCCTACAATATCAAAAATAAAAACTAAGAAAGGCAAAAATGCCAATATTAAGTTAATTTCTGATGGAATTGGTAAAGTTGAAAAATATGAAAGAGTTAAGGATGGATTTGATTATCCAACAGATCCAACATTATCACCAGAACTGAGTACTCCTGCAGTTGTTGGTATTAAAGATATTAAGACTATTGACTATATTGGTATTACTACTGGTGGTCGTGGATATAATCAACTACCAACTCTCGTAGTACCACAAAATACAAGTATCAAACTTATTCCACATCTCCAAGGTGGTTCTGTAGTTAAGGTAGATGTTGCAGAAAATGCAATTGATTTTAGTGAACCTTTGGATATTGTTACTATTCACCATTCTCAAGGATTTGATATTGACTTTATAACCATCAGTGGAAATTCTATTACTTTAGAACTTTCCAATGCAGACATTTTGACATCTGGAATTACAACAGTATTCCCATTTGCTCCTGGAGATGAAATTTATGTTGAAGGATGTAGATTGACCAATGATACAGATCACTTGGCAAACTATAATTCAGATGCTTACGGTTATAAGTTCTTCAAAGTAACTGGTATCAGTACAACAAATAATACTGTTACTTACGATATGACTGGTATTTCTACCGGCACATTTGGAACATATAGTGATGACATTACACTTGGTTATGTAGTCAATAAGAAGGTAGTGCCACAATTTGAAATGGTACTTAAAGATGATGTCAAGTACTTATCCAATGAAAAGGTATCTGCAAATACGTATACCGCTAGAGTTATGGAAGATGGTTGGGATAATGATCTCAACCAACTTAGACTCATCGATTCCTTTGGTAATCTGCGTGTTGGTGATAAACTTTCGGGAGAGAGTTCAAAAGTTATCGGTACTGTTGAATATAGAAGTATATTTACTCTCAAATCCACTTTAGGTATTTCTAGAGATAAGGTTGGAACTTACGATAATTCTGTTGGTATTTTAAATGATTTCCAACAGAGAATCTCTGATAACTTCTACTATCAAAAATTTGCATATTCTATCAAGAGTAATCTTAGTTATGATAAGTGGAAAGAACCAGTTAGATCTCTTGTTCACCCATCTGGATTCAAAGAGTTCTCAGATTATGAATTAATTACAGAACCAACTTCGGCTGAAGTTGTTGCAGGTATTGCAAAGTCGGAAAATCTAAAACCAATTGTAGCTGATAATAGTTCCAGTCTTTTAGTCAATATTGATACTGTAACTTCAGTAAATGAAGAAATTAACTTTAATATGGTTTATGAGGAAGATAGACTTCCTGATGGTTCTGTTCAAAAAGTCTTCATGGATGGTGGCATTCCATTGAAGAGTTACATTCTTAGCAAAACCAATAAGGTCATTAAAATTGACGATATTTCAGATCAGTTTGATGGATCTTCAAAACAAGAATTGAGGGGTAGATATGCAGATGCTTCTGATTTACTAGATCTCAATAGGCAGTTTATTATTGATGAAGTTCATGCTAAGACTTTATATAATTATACTGGACTCACTACTGATGTAAATTATGATGAAACTGAGTTTAAATCAAAAACTGGAAGAGTTTTAGATGCGGTTTCTCATGATTTAAAATACAATTCTAATAATGAAACTGTAGGTATTGCATTTACTTATTGGAATGCTGGATCTTTTGTTGGTGTTAATACTGTAGAAACAGTTTATGGTTACAATTACATGAGATTCCTCGGCCAATATGTAATTAATAATCAAACGCCACCAACTTATTATCAATCAGGAACATCACAATTATTTAATTTCAGTGTTTCTCAGGATTATGCAAATGATTATTTTGTATTGAATCATGATACTAGAGATTTAATTGTTAATAATAAAGATGAGATTCTTGATAAGTCCTTAGCATCAATTGCAATTCCATATCCAACATTTATCTTCCCAGGAAGTACTAATGATGAAGAACAAAATAGATATGCAATTGGTTATAAACTGATCAAAGAAAATGAAAATGAAATTGTAAATCTCGCATATAGTCAAACTGTTGCTACTTATTCTGGTATTGGAACACTAGAGAATCATGCAAGAAAACAAGTTCGTCATTTTGTAGATGCAGTTGCTACGGACTTGTTTACTGGTGGAAATCGTTATACAAGAAGAGAAACTGAAAGATACTTTGATGGTCCATATCCAGATCAAACTGAACTAGTTGGTGGAGCTGCTGAAACTATTTTCTTATTAGATCAAGCTAAGACACAAATGCGAATAGCTGTCAGGAATGGTCTTGGAGTAACTTATGCAGCTAGTTTGGGACCATCACAATATGGCGGTGCTGGTGGAGATGTTCCAAACACTAGTAATAATGCTTGTCAGGATGTACAAAATACCATTATTACATTATCTGCAATTGTTACGGGACCTGTTGGTCTGGCAACTATCAATAACTTAGTAATTCTCAACCCTGGTACTTATACCGCAGGTGCTCAGAAGTGTTATCGAGATCTTAAGTATATCGTTGATGGTGTTGCTCAAGATATTGCATATGACACTAACCAACATACCGTAAGAAACACTAAGTTCTACTTTGATGCACAAGGTAATCAGAAAACTGACGGTCTTGTATATGAAGAAGCCGAATCTATCCATGTGTTTAGAACTGCCATGGATTATATGAAGAAGGCAGTTAGAAATGAATTGTATTATACTGATGATACTTTAGTACCATTATCGGAATCTGCTGTTGGTGTCGGTTCCAGTGCGTATACTGCAACTATTCAAACTGATATTGAGAATCTTGTTGGAATCTTAGTCTTTCTCAAATTCCTACTGTTGGATTTGGAACTGGTGATTGTGCAGATGTTAGATTCGCTCTTCGGAACTATGTCGGTATTGTAACTAATATCATCGGTATTGGTACAGATCAGGCTCCTGGAATTACGACATATCCATCATTAACAAAAGGTGGAATTATTGTTGGACTTTCCACGTTTAAGTTGACTTCTGGTGGTACACCGTTGTTTAAGAGAGTATTTGATTCTTCAGATACAAACATAATCGATGTTATTAGTGATAAATTTACTTTAAATAACCACAACTTCCAAACTGCACAAGAACTAATTTATGATCCTCTGGGAGGAACTCGAATTGGTATAGCGACAACTTCTTACACAACAGGGCCAAAAGATATTCTTATGGAGATGAATCTCCCTAAAGGCACTGCAGTTAGAAATAACGGTTTGGGTCAACCTATTGATCCTATTACTGGTGTTGCAACTGTTATGGTTCCTGCTCCTGGGACAAATGTTACCAAATATTATAATGATGTTACTGGCACTGGTAATACTAACGGAGTCAATTGTGTATTAGATATTATTCAGGTTTTTGGTTCGGATACTAATGGTGTTGCAATTTCTACAGTTGCATCTCTTGTTACTGGTGGTTCTCAGTTTGGTGTTGGAGAAACGGTTACTATTTCTGGAGACCAGTTAGATGGAACATCTCCAGCAAATGACTTAACTTTCACTGTTACTGCAGTTGGTCCAACTAGAATCCAAGGAGAAGCGAATAATACTTATTCCGATATTTCTGGAACTTCAACAGTTGGAACTGGAGCCTCATTTACTATTTCTAGAAATAATACTGGAGAAATACTTGAAGTAGTTGCTTCAAAAGGTGGTTCTGGATATGCAACTACTTCGGTTATTACTATTGCAGGTACATCATTGGGTGGTTCATCTCCAAACGATGATATTACCGTTACTCCTTTGGTTCTTGGATCTAACGTTCTTCCCGATAAGGTATTTGTATATAAAGAAAGTGAATCCGAGATTAAGTTGTCTGGATTTAGTACTTCCGTATTTTTCAATCTAATTAGTCCTGGTGGAGGAAATGCATCTCTAACACTTGTTGACCCCAATCCATCTACAAGTATTGCAATTGATGGAATCGTTCAAAATCAATTAAGAAGAAAGAATTTGCAATTAACTTTGGGTGAGTCAGTTGGAATCAATACAACAACTCTTCAAATTTCTTCTGGTATTAACTCTGTGGTGAATGGTGATATCATTAATATAGATGATGAATATATTTTAATTAAGAGTGTTGGTGTTATTGATGATGATGTCATTGAGATTGAAAGAGAGTACCTTGGTACAACAGGTGCAGCACACACTATTGGTGCTGGAGCTACGGTACTGAGTGGTGATTACAATATTGTAGGAGATACACTATTCTTCACCACGCCACCCTACGGCAAACAGGGTCCAGTTGGTCTTGAGACTGGTTCTACTTTTAATGGCAGAGCGTTTAGTAGAAGAATGAATCCAAACTTCCCTGAAGATAAGAATGTCGTTTTTGATGATATTTCTTTGTCGTTTACTGGTATCGCAGCAACTGAATTTACACTCAAAGTTAATGGTGAAACTACTACGACGGCATTTAATGATGTAAACAAGGGAACCGATATTAGCAACAATCCATTTATATTCATTAATAATGTTTTCCAGAGACCTAAAAAAGATTTTACTATTGATGGATCTACTGAAAATAAACTAAAGTTCCTATCTGGTACTCCCAATGCAGGTAGAATTTCTAGAGTTGCAATAACTACTGGACTCGGTTACATGGTTCCTGTTGGAGCTGCAGGTAGTATTCAGGTTGATGCAAATGGAGGAATCAGTACAATTACTGTAGAAGGTTCGGGTGCGGGATATCAATTCCCTCCCGCTGTAAGTATCGCGTCTTCACTTGGTTATGGGGCAACAATCACTGCTAATTTGGGAGCCGGTGGTACAATCACACACTTTACATTAACTGGTATTGGTACTGATTATACAAACAACGCTCAAGTATTAATCACAAGTCCTACTGGTTATTCTAACGTTGATCTACATTATGCTGGAGTTAGTACAGGTGTTGGTATTGATGCAACCGCAAAAGTCACTATTGGTGTTGGTTCTAGTATTATTGATTTCCAAATTGATGATCATGGAAGAGGTTATAAAGTTGGTGACAAACTCAAAGTTCCCAATTTGATTATCGATCCTAATGCTGGAACATTTGAAGAATTCCAAATTGAAGTTAAAGAGGTAGAAACTGACAAATTTGCAGGATTCTATCCTGGACAGTTTATTCTGTTCGATGACTTCTCTTCACAATTCAATGGATTTAGAAAGAAATTTACTCTAACAATAACAGAAAATGGAGTTACTGATATACGTAGTCTAAGAACTTTAGACGGTTCCGATCTATTAATTGAAAACAATTTATTCATCTATATCAACGATATTCTCCAAGAACCACAAAAGTCATATACTTTTAGAGGATCTAGAGTTATCTTTACTGAGGCACCAAAACCAAATTCTACATGTTCAGTATATTTCTTCCGAGGATCAAGTGCTGATGTTGAAACTGTTATTCCTCCAAAGACTATAAAAGAGGGTGATGCTGTAGTAATCAAGGAAAATAGGCAAGATCCTATCGATAGAGATCAATTTGAAAGAATTGTTAAGAGAATTAATGCATCTGATGAATTTGACACTTTCTCATACGCGAGTATTGGTATTGATACAAATCCATCTAAGATTAGACCTCTAACTTGGAGAAAACAGGAAAATGATAGAATAATTAATGGTAATGTTATATCTAAATCTAGACCAGGACTTTCTGGTAGGATTCATCCTTTTGCCAGAATAATCAATAATGTTAATGTTGGTGATGATCACATTTATGTGGATAACGCATTCCCAATCTTTACTGAAGTTGATACTTTAAGTGAAGACGATAGAGATGTCTTTATTGTTGAGGATAGAGACACTACTGTTGCAATTGCAACTGCTGTTGTTTCTAGCGCTTCGACGGTATCGTCTATTGTTATCTCTGGAGGTGGTGTGGGTTATGCATATACAAATAGTCCAGTAATTACTATTTCTTCTTCATCAATTGAAAGTAAAGATCCCATTAATGACTGGAAAGGAACCGTGGGTATAGGTTCCACAACCATAACATTCTTAGATATTGAAAAGGGCAATGTTTCTATTTCCGTAGGTAATAGTTCTAGATATGCATTTAGTGGTGGATCTGAAGTTTGGTTTGATGGTAGTATTGGTTATGGCGGAACAATTGTCTTTAATTCTGTCGCAGTTGGAGGAACTAACATTTACTTAACTGTAGGTCAATATGGATATATCAATAGAACTATTGGATATGGTCAAACTATTGATACTTCATGGGTTGAGTGTAATCTTCTTGAGGAAAGAATTGAACCTGCTACTGGACAAATTGATATTGAATTTAGTAATTATGGTCAAGCTGGACAAGCATTCAAGGATGCTGTTTATTCATCAACCTTAGACTCTTGGGCCGTTGTTGGAACTGCAGGATCGATTTTCTCTGCGGTTGGTTTAGGATCCACTTCATTCAGAAGCAGATTCTCTAATACCACCCAAGATATTAATAGCGTAGTTACTTCTAGAGAGGGATTTGTCGCTGTAGGTAATAATGGAACTGTCCTCAAGAGTGTGAATGGTATTATTTGGGAAAGAAAGCAGATCACTGCACAAAACTTGAATAAGGTCATATATCATGGATCTACCTATGTGATTGTGGGATCAAATGGAACGGTATTGAGAGGTACTTCATATACTAATATTGCAGAAGTTACAAATAATCTGACAACAGAGATTATCTCTATTCAGTATGATGAATTGTACGTTGCAATTGATGTTAATGGTGATATATTCTACTCTTCAGATCTTGAGTTCTGGAACAAGAAAGAAATCAATGTATTTGGATCTGATGTACCAAAAGATTTATTATTTGTTCCTGAATATGGTAATGATGGAAGATATATTGTAGTTGGTTCAGGTTCTACAATTATGTTCTCTGATCAAGAGATCAATAGAGCAACTGCAGAAACATCTCAGACTAATGGAATTGTAACTTCTATTTCTATCACTAATGGTGGATTTGGTTACTCTCAAGACAATCCACCTTCCGTATTAATTGAGAGTCCTATTATCAAGAGGGAGAAACTTTCTTCTATTAAGGCAAAAGGTGATTTTGGTACAATTATTGGAATTAATACTTTTAGTTCTGGAACTACTGGAATTGGTACTACTACACCTAAGATTGACTTTGTTCTTAAATCTGAAAATTATGATAATTCTAATCTTGGAATAGGTTATTCTTCATTAAATACTTTTGGTATTTCTGCAAGTCAACTTGAGAAAGGTGATTTCTTTATCATTCATGGTAGTAACGTATCTATCGGTGCCGCACTAACTGGAATTACAACATTTAGTGGACTTAATGGAATGGCCAATTATCCAAATTCTAAAGTTGGCACTGCTACGAGTTTCATCGATGGAGTATACAGAGTTGAAAGTGTAACAACAGCAAACTCTGGTATCGTAACAGTTACTTGTAATTTTGCACCTAATGATTACAACGTTGCAGGCGCTTCTCTCAAGGTATACAGAAGAGGTGCGGATGTAAGTGGAGTCAATACTAATCAGTTCTATGGTTATTATTCATGGGGTAAGATTTATGATTTCAGGAATAGAATTTTTGGAAATCCACAAGAGTTTACCGTTGAACGTGACAATGGAATCGTTGGAATTGATACGTCAGCGAAGATCTATAGAACTAGGTCAATTTAATTCAATAAATACTAAGAAGGAAAACCCCTGTTTGTTCTAAAATGCCTGCAATTATATCGGATCAATTCAGAATTCTCAACGCCGAGAACTTCGTAAAGAACATTACCGGCGTTGCGAATACTACTGATAAGTATTATACGTTCATTGGTATGCCTAATGCCTTAGAACCGACGGCAGGGGGTGCTGCAGATTGGACTACCAACACTCCCTCTCCCTTGGATGGGTTTAAGGAAGAAAGTGAAATAAAACAATCTATCATTGCGATGAAACAAATTACGTCTCAAGACGTAAGAAGATTGGTTAGAAAGGTAGAATGGGTTTCTGGTACTACCTACGAAATGTATAGACATGATTATACGGTTTATAATCGAACACCAGTAAACCAATCAACTTCTTTATATCAGTCAAATTATTATGTTATAAATGATGATCTAAGAGTTTATATTTGTTTACAAAATGGAACAGATCCAGAAAACCCTTCTGGAAAACCATCGTTTGACCAACCAGACTTTATTGACTTGGAACCAAGGGCTGCAGGAACCTCTGGTGATGGTTATGTTTGGAAATATCTTTATACTATTAAACCTTCTGAGATTGTAAAATTCGATTCTATTGAATATATTCCAGTACCAGAAAATTGGGGAACTTCTGGAGAAAGCATTTCTACTAAAAGTAATGCTATTGCAGGAAAAGTAGAAACTATTCTTATTGAAGATAGGGGATCTAACTATCAACCAATTTCAACATCATTCTCGAATGTTCCTATTTTAGGTGATGGTAGTGGAGGTAAAGCAACTATTACTATCGATTCTTTCGGTAAGGTATCAGAGGTATTTGTAACTGACGGAGGTAAAGATTACACTTACGGAACTATTCAGTTTTATCCAGGTGCTCCAGAAACAGATAGTGGAGAGGCTCTGGGTAATTTAGCAAATACAGGAATTGGAACAACTTCATTTGCATCATTTAATGTTGTTATGCCACCCAAAGGTGGTCATGGTTTTGATATTTACAGAGAATTGGGTGCATACAGAGTTCTTTTATTCTCAAGATTTGAAACTATTGAAACAAATCCAGATATTATTTTAGGTAATGATTTTGCAAGAGTTGGTATTTTGAAAAATCCAACTATATTCGGAAGTGATAGTGAAATATTAAGTCAGAATATGGTAAGTGGATTGGGAGCTCTCAAATTGTCTGGGGTAACTACTGCAACAACATATGCAGTTGACTCTGTAATCAAACAAACTGTTGGTTTAGGATCCACTGCAATTGGATATGTTGCATCTTGGGATAAAACTACAGGAGTATTAAAATACTATCAACCAACTGGACTTGCTTCTAGTGAATCTGGATTTAAGATTATCCCATTCACTGCATCACCTGACACTGGATATGGAGTTACCATCAATTGTTCATCAATTGTTGGACCAGCATTATCCATTGATACTGCATTTCAAGGTGTAACTACATCAATAAATAATAAGATATACCAATTAGGTCTAGACTT